TTGATTTTTCTTGTGGCTAATCATAATTTGACTTACACCATTTACTTTGAGCATTTGCCCCGCTAACTTGAGCAGTTTGCAAATTCCAAGACCACCTCGGTGCTCGGGCAGTACATAATAAAAAACGTCTAGTGCTTGCATTGCGCCATAAAAAGGCGATCTAAACACCATAAAACCCGCATGACCCGCCAATTCACCCGTCTCGGTGCGCAAAGTAAAATATGCAAAATTGCCTGTCTTTTCTAGCTCAATCATGCCACCCAAATCACTTTTTAGGTTGGCATTGCCATAAAGTTCAGTCCAATGTTTCCCAATAAGCACAACGGCTTCGGCTGAAACATCCGCAAATCTTTCCATCTTTGCGTTCATATGCCAGCCCATCCTTGTTGGAAAACCACATCGGTTGAGGCCCACTCAATTTGCAAGCCCTGTGATGCTGATTTTAGCTGAATACCCGCACAGTAGCCAATGCCTGTAACGCCTTGCCAGTTGTTCGTAATGATTGTGCCACCCGCCCACAATGAGTTATCCCATACAGATGTGTCCCACAAACCATAACTTGTTGGGCTAAAGTTCAAACTTCCCGTTGTGTTTGATACGTCAAAATCAACATTGATGCCAACCAAAATGGACGGATTGCCATCTGTAAAAATAGATGGCCTTGCCCTTGTAAAGTATTTCTTTACACCACGGCTTTCATAATAATTAAACGCTTGCAAAGAAACTGCATTGATGTCGTTTACATCGTCTACATACCCATTCCAAGCCAAACCAACAAATCCATTGCCGCCAAAATAGGGATTATCTTGGAAAGTCTCCCAACAATTAGCGTTCCATCCCGTGAACCTTGTCCATGACTTTGTAATCGTGTTCATCACAAATTGCTCTTGTGAGCCAAGGCCAACAGGCACATTGATCCACAAAGCATTGTTTTTAGCGTGATAAAGCAAAGCCCAACCAAATGAGTTTTGGTATAGCGTTGTCGCCTCGGTAATAGCACCTTGAATCTTGTCGGATAAATTAACCCGTGGGTCAAGTCGGCTTGACTGTAATGCTGAAGCCAATGGCAACAAGCCATCTAAACTCAAGATCAGCAAGTCACCACCGTACTTGTACAAACAACGCCTAGAAACGGGTGCTCCTAACTTCCAAACGCCCGCCAAAGCCCATGTACTTGCGGAGGCGGGGTCAGTGCCTCGATAAACAATAATCTCGCCCTGAGACGTTACAAACACAAGGTTGTCGTCAACGCCATAACCCGCATCAATTGTCCATGCACTCAGAGAAACAATGTATCCACCCATTCGGGCAATGGAACTTAAGTCTAAAACCTCGGCAGCGCCACCGACCGAGTTAGTTGGTAAATACCATGCTTTTAAACTTTCTTTTTCAATAAACCACACACGGTTTTTAAACAACGTGACATTGTTAAGTTTGTTTGTAGTTATGCCCGTGATTGCAATTGGTGAGCTAGATGCGTTAATGCTTGCCCAAGTTGTACCGTTGTACAGTAATGGGTCATCAACGCCATTACACGCATAAAGGTAACTCCCGCCCGCAGTGGTGACGTTAATGTGCTCAAAACGGCTGTTTGTCAGCCCCGTCTTTTCAGCAGCCCCAACAGCGCCTTTAGTTGAGCAATTGTAAATTTTGCCGCCCGCAATACCAAACAACTTGCTAACAGAACCCGTTTCATACGCCATCAACGTATCAACTTGACCTGTGATGCCCGTTGACCATTTGCTATATCCACCACGCAAGTTAACACTTGAAACAGTTGGAAAGAAATTAGTCATCGTCACCGCATCAGTGGGTGACATATTTGCCAATGAATCTCGCACATTCCAACCGCCAACGGGCGCTGGAATACTCGCTACATTAGCGGCAGTCCTTTGGGCAATTTTTGGCATTACGGTGATGCCCCATAACCACTGTCAGGGATATTGTCGTAGCCCACTAAAATAGTGCCTGGCCTTGGCGCAAATGACAAATTAGCCGCAGACATATCCAAAGCAATAGCCGCTTCCATTTCTTCCAAATAGTTGCGATACATTGCCGTTGTGTCAAAACCTTTAGCTTCAAAATATTTGAGCTTCGTGCAAAGAACCATTAAACGGTCAGGGTAAATGCAAGTATCGGTGTCAACGGTGAACGATGTTTTGGGAATATCTGTGGCACTATTTGCCCAAGAATTTGCACGGTACTCGTAACCCAAATATTCAGCGTTAGAAAAGCCAGGCCATATTTGGAAATACTTGCTGAACAAACGCCACCGAATTCGGGGGCCTGTTGCAATGTAACCAGACAGTAACCACTCCCATTGTTGGGCATCTTCAGGGCCGAGCATTTCCCAATGTTTGTCTTTATCCCACATTGTCCTTGGGATGATCGCTTCATAATCGCTTGGAAACGCATACTTCATCTTTTGGAAGTACACGGTTGCATTAGTGGCAGCGGCAGTTGTTTTTCTATCAATAGTGACAGATGTGCCTGAGTCCACCGTTGTAATAAAGGTGTTTTGGTCAATCCCTGTGCCAACCACCATATAAGTGCTATCCAAACCCGTTGTGGATGGGATACCCGTTATGGTCGTTCCACTACTGCTCCATGTGCCTGTAGTGGTTAAATATTCGGTGTAGAACTGCTTTTGTTTTGTAAGAGTTCGCCAAGGATGTTTGCGCAAGAATTCGTATCCACTTGCGTTCATTAACGCAAGAATTTGGATAACGTCTTGATTAGTATTTCCAGCAACACTTGTCGGTGTTGTCACGCCTAATTCATTGGTAACTTGCTGCACTAACTGAAGCATAGTGCTAGACATAATTTAGACCTCTTTTTTAGGGCGGCCTCGTGTTTTTTCAGACATCAAGGCTTTCATTTGCTCTTGCAATTCTTTCAACTCAGAACGGGTTTGCTCTAATTCAAATGAACTTTCACTTTGATTGCGTCTAAGCAGATATGCTCTTGCTTTTTCACGCAACCCAACAGCGCCCATTCCTACACGCTGTAGTTGAGCATCACTTGCCGTAGCAACTTGCTCAACAGTTTGAAACTTTAGAATTTGCAGTTCAGCCATTTGGCTGTCTGTAAATTCTTCAGGGCGATCTAGATGCCAATTTTGCAAAGTTGTGCCAATGATCGGCCCACCTTCTGAGTTCTGCATTTGATAGTGCAACCATTGACGGGGAAAGCGCTCTTTATGGTCATCACGAACGGGTTGTTCGATGATGTTGTACTTATCGCCAGGAACCATAATTCGCACAAACGGGGTGTCTTTGTACGGTGCTTTATCAAATGTATAAAACTCAACGTGCAGATGTGTATCTGCGTTTGCAATATCGGAATCTAGTGCCATTTTTTATCCTGTGGGGATTAAGCTGAAGTGACGGATGCCCAAGTTGTTGCGCTTGGAGCGAAAAGAATCATACTCTTTGCAGTTGCCAATGTAACAGATGTCGCTGCCGCATTGATGGTTGAGCTTGTATTGTAAGGGTAAACAGAAATTGTTTGACCCGAATCATTACGAATACCAACCAATGCGCCCGCTTCTGTTGGAGGCAATTTAACGCCCGTTGAAGCAGATGAAGTTGTGATTGTGTTAAACACAGCCGACAATTGCGTTGCAGTAGCGGCAGTTGAACCCAATGCAACAATGCCAACAGCGCCATCGCCAGCGATAGAGACTGTGGACAAAGGCGAGTTACCAGCGCCAAGAATTCTTGATGGAATAGCCATTTTAGTTCCTTAATTAAAAAGAGGCGGTTTTTATGCCGCCCCTTTTATTTTACACAGATGCTTTAGAGAACCATGCAACATCACCAGACACTAGGTCAACTGCGGGAGATGTATATGAACCTCCTGAAGCTGTTACCAAGAACGTGGTTGTGTTGATAGTGCAAGCGGTTGTTGAGGCGGTAATTGATGCGTTGGCTTTAGCCAAAACATAAATGCGACCATCAGAACCAAAAACTTCAGCACCCAAAGGGCCAATAGTAGGAACAGCCGTGCCTGCGCTGTTTGTGTTGGTAGTGACGATATTATTAAAGTCAATACCAATGAGGGGGGTGATTGTATATGCCATGATTACATACTCCTTTAAGCGATCAGAACGCCACAGAACTGTGGGCCTGAGCTAGTTAAGTTACCAGCCCAACCAATCAACTTAACAACTGCGTCTTGGTTGACGGCTTGACGCTCACCACCAATAGGCACAAAGTTGCGGTCAACGTGGGGACGGAACATCATATATTTGGTGTTCAAGAACCACATATGGTTTGCAGTAGCGGCTGCACCGATACCACCATCAAGCACAACATCGGATGCCATGCCAGCGCCATAGTATTTCAATGAAGCAAAGCCAGCGCCTTGAGTGGAATTGCCACCATCGGTAACACGCTGAATGGATTGCATAGATTGCAGATACAAACGGTAGAAGTTACTGTCAGCAACGATCAAGTCAGGCTTGTCTGTGCCACGAATCAACTGAACAGCCAAAGAATCCATATAAGATTGGATGTTTGAAGCTGAAACAGCAGAGCCGCCATCGGTCACGCCTGAATACTTAACTGAGCGCCAAAAACTGTAGTTAGCACGGTTAATACCGCCATAAGTACCTGTTGATGGTGCATCGGGTACGGCTGCCGCCAAACCTGTCAAGTCTTTACCACTATTGCCCGTGCCATCTTTGTAAATGTCACCGCCAATGCGGTTAGCCAATTGTGCCTCGGCAACCATCATGCGTCCGTCAAGCAGATCAATAATTGCCTCTTTGCCCGAGTTCTGGATCATTTCCAAGCCAGAGATGGACACAGCGGCAGCGTATTGAGTAATGCTGAACTGAGCAGAACTGATTGGGCTGTTTTGTGAGACGTTCAACACTTCGTAACCAGAATAAGAATTCGTGTTATTAGTTGTGCTGTCGGTGTACATAATCTCTTGCAAGATCACATTACCGCCTGAAAATGTTTTTACATTTCCACGGTCTTTGAGTCTACGCAAAAGGGCGTTGTTGTTTGTGACGTTATCAGCTAACTCACCAGTACGGCTTTGAATGTTGGTCGCAATGATGTCGCTGATACTGGAATTGGCAAATGCCATAATAATTCTCCTATATCAATTAAAGTCGTGCAGTTATTTG